AATACCAAAACTAACAGCAGCTAATGATGCAGCAACACCAACTTTTAAAGTTGTTCCAAGTGCTGCAAAAGTTGCTCTTGATTTAGCAGCTGCAGTTTGTAATTGTTTTAATCTTGTTGAAGCTATAGTAGCATTTCTTCCTAATTTATTTAAACCAGATTGTAATTGATTTACTCCGTTCTGTCCCTTAACATTAGTAATTATATCTAATTTTACAGCCATTTTTCCTTATCCGTTAGTTATTTCCACAGTAACGTCATCAAAGTATTTTCTAAAAGCAGCCTCTATAAATTTAGTAGGTGCTTGTTGTGAATGTCCATTGTTAAGGAATTCTATATATGTTGTACCGTTTGTAACAATAATTTTATTTGGTTTGTCTTTTGGAACCAATAAATTTATATTAGATGTTGCAGGTGCAGTTTTTTGATTATTATATGTTTCAGTGTATCCAATATACCAGCTATTTCTAGCTTGTCCAGTATCAACTGGAGTTGTTAATTTTACTTCAGCAAAAGCTTTTAATGCTCTTGATCTAAGTTCCTGTTCAATTGCTTTATTAATATCTTTTTGAAGATCTTTAGCAGCAGTTGTTAGACCAATAGTAGTTATTGCCATTATATTAATTTACCTTTGTTTATACCTTTTTTAATAATATATCTTTGTGTACCATTGGCACCAATATTTACTTCTTTTTTAAGGTTTCTAGATAATTCTTTTTGTTTTAAATTTTTTTTGGCAATATTACTATATTCAGTTAATTTTTTTATATCTCTCATAATTGCCTTCCAAGTGGGCAGTTTACACCGCCCCACTATTAATCAGATCTTTTAGCTATACTTTTTAATTTATTAAAACCAGCTTCTAATTTTAGATCCTTTTGTGTATCATTATCTCTCATTACTTTTAACGAAGGAAATAATTCATTTACTCTAAGAGGTTTAGTACCTTGGTAAGTAGTTTGAGCTAATATAGCAGACCTATGATCATCTCGCCAACCGTATGGTCTTTCATTAAAATATTTTATCCAGCCCATATATTCTTTACTGGACATATTATAAATAACATCTAATGTAACACCTAATTGATGAGCTAATTCATATTCTGCTAACTCTTCTTCCCCAATGCACCACCTTTATCATCTGATGCAGCTAAACCATTATATACAAGAATTTCTTGTGATAATTCAGTTAATGCTTTAATTGGAAAGTCTTCAAATTCTGAATCTTTCATATTTTCAGCCCCAACTATAGTTTGTCTAAATATAGCACTTAAAGTTTTTAAACCAGCAACATCATCAGTTTTATTTACATCTAAAACTTTTTGTAAGTCTTTAATGCCTTTAACTGTCAGTTGTTTGATCTCCACTTCCTGTTTCAGAAATGGTATTTTCTTCGTTAATTCTATTATTCTTATGTGTTTCATCTTTTATTTCCTCTAAAGGTTTTATATATAAATGTTTATTATTCGATTCAAAGTCTTCCATTATTTTTCTAATTTTATGTAACACATCTAGTGTTTCAAAGACTTCTTGTTTATTATCTACATCTTTTAATCTATCATAAGTTTTTCTTATGGATGTATCTATAGATTTTTTTATGTGTAAAGAAGTTATTCTTAATACATAATATTTATTAAATGGTTTATTGTCCATGATTTTTATCCTATACAATTTAATTAAGCTGGGCAATTAAGCCCAGCCTAAAATTTTTTATTATGCGTCAGCAAACGGACCAGTATAGTCAGTTGAAGTACTCAAAGTCAAAGTTGCCTGATTTGAATCAGTCAAATTTGGAGCCACTTCAAAAGAAGCTATTTGTCCTTTTACGTAAAATGCAGCATTATCACCAGTAGATGCGTTTTTAACATCTAGTTGAAATACATATGTTAATCCATCTTGAACTAACGCTTGAATTGGATTATGCACACTTGGTACATAATTAAGCGTAAATTCTAAAGTTGGAGCATCAGATTGTCCTTGGATTTGTCCACTTACAGATTGTCCGTAGTTTGGTACGTTAACAATGTTAGCGGGTTTACCAAATGAAGGAAATTCTCTGATGTTAGTAACTTCAGTATTACCTGCAAAATCTCCACCACCAGCTATAAAAGCTTGGTGTGTTGAATCACTTGTTGGTAATGTGTAGCTACTATCAGCTTTGTATTTTAGTTTTGTGAAAATACCAGCACCTATATTCGAAATTAGAGCCATTTTTGTTTTCTTCCTTTATATTATTTTTGGTTAAATTGATTTGAAATTAACAGTATAATTCACGTTAAATAAACCTGAATCTTTTGTATCAATTCCAATGTTTGTTATAAAGCTATTAGTTGTTTGTAGATATCCAGAGATTACTTCTTGATCTAATAAAGTTTTTAATATATCAGCAATTTCATATGCACGTTTCATACCTTGTCCACTAGGAACAAATATTTGACATACAATTTGACCATTTGCTATTACATCTTTAAAAGCTAATTCTGAAGAAAATGGTAATACAGAAACCCGTATCCATTCATCAGCATCTATTTCCCCTTGATAATTCGCAGGAAAAGCTTTTATATTATTAGATGTCCAAGCGGTAGAAGCGAATAAACCTTCAACAGCTGTTAATAATTGAGATATTGTAGCCATTATGATTCCCTTCCAACAATTAAATTGATAACATAATTATTATCTTCAAAACTATTTATTTTCCAATTTTTACCTCTAAGTACAACAATGTCGTAATTATCGATATTTTTAGAATCTAAATTAGCTGAGTCGATCATTATTTTACATTCTAACCTAGGCTTATCATCATTAGTTCTATATTGACTTTCAATTACAGCTTTAACAGTAATTGGTGCATCAGTATTTTCACTAATAGATTGTGTAGCAAAATTATAACCATCTACTTTATTATTTGTAAATGTTATATCTTCAGCTATATCACCTATAGTATTAAATGCCATTTTTACATTATCTTGAATTAGTTTATGATAACCCATTAGGCACCTCCACTAACTTTAACTCCCCTATTTGTGCTCATAGCAGCTGGATCTTCATATTTAGCAATTAATTTTTGAATTTGATCAGGTAATTGTTTAAAATTACTTAATCCAGATCCTAAATCAAAAGTTAAAGAAACAGAGCCAACAGATAAATCTTTCAATCTAGGTGAACCAGATGATTGGTCTTCTATTGTGCTCATATTTTTGATCAGATGCAAAGCAAGTTCATAGGTCGCTTTTTTGATATCTTCAGGAAAAGTTCCATAACTTGTTGTACTTCTATCATCTTCTAAAGTTTCATATCCACCGGATTTACTATCCCAGTAGGTAATATCTCTAGGCCATGATAAAGGGTATGAGGTAGTTGGCACAGCTTCACCACCCCAATCCAAGTCATCGAGAATTCCTGTGGCTGTTACTAAAGCTCGTTCAACAGTTTCATCTGTTGCACTATCCCAAGAACTTTGGTTAAGTCTATCATAGAAATAACTTTCTGCTTCTGTTATAGTTACAAATGAATTGATTCCTTTTTGTAAAGCCATTATTTTTCTCCGTATCTAATAGTTATAATATTAACCGTGATAAATTGGGAATAAACCAATTTGGTTAACGTTAGTAGCATGTACTGTCCAACCTGCAGCAGTTGCAAGATCAGCATTTGCAGGATATGCAGTTGCACTTCCAGCCCATGAGAATCCTTTTGGATGCATAATATTGCCCCATCTAGATAACACAGTTACTAATCCACCACCATTACCGGCTAGTTCATTTCTTTCAATTGCAGTAGGATTAACTTGTGCAATATCGCTATAATGAACAGCACCTGCTTTAGCTAAGAAAGAAACTTTAATAGTTGCAGGTAAGTTAGCAGTTAATGATTGGTTGTTGATAATAAGTCTAATTTTTCCACCTAAAATAGTAGAGAAATTGAAATTACCGTCTACAACTGGAGCAACATCAAGAACGTTTTCTTTTCTCATAATGTTGTAAGTTTCAGTAGTTACTACTAAATAATAGAAAGGCTCTTCAAATTCACCTTTAATTTCAGTAATAGCATCTAATAGTGTGTCAAAGAAAGTACTTCTTGATTGACTAGCACCAGTAGAATTAGCAAATAACGGATTTGGCACATCACTAGCATTTGAACCAGTGTAAAAACCAAAAGTACCAACTTTAGTAGGAGCATCAGATGTTCCAATTGCAGTTGCACCAAAGATTTTATCAGCAACACCATTAAGAATAGATCTTAATTGTAGATCTTCTCTTCTTGCTCTAACTGAAGCAAATTGAGATCCTAAATATGCTAAACCGTCAACTTTTGAAATTAATTTCTGAACTGACATTTCTTGTGCAGCGATATGATCAATATTTTTGATATATACTGCTGATTTGTTTGATACTGCCATTTCATTTAGATTTGTATTTCCAGCAGTTTCGTCCTGTTTATGAAAAGTAGTTGGATCACTAAAATCTAACCATCTTAACGTACCAGTGTAATTTTCTCCTGAATCATTGATTCTTGCGTCAGAACCAACCAAAGCAGTCGATGTTAATAACGCAGCATCAGCTCTTCCCGCTTGTTCGTAAGCAGAAATTGCTCTTGCAATGTTATTAAAATTTGAACTTGTTACAGCCATTGTTTTATTTTCCTTTTATTATTTAATGCACATTTGTGCGGTTATTATTATAAAAGATAGTCTTAATCAGACCAATCTCCGTCAACTTTAATTTGCCCTTTGCTAATAGCATTAAGCATTTCATCAGATGACATATCTTTTATAGATGTAACAGGATTAATTCCTGTACTTGGTTTGGCTGGAGTTATTCCAGTTCCCATATTCGCTTTAACAGAAAATAAAAATGAATTGTTATCATCTTTAGCATAATTTGACACAGTCTCATTAATACTAATTCCGTTTTCATTCACCCAATTTCCTAAAGCGTCTTTTTTTAAACTTTTTACAATATCTGAATAGGCCATATTAGCGGCTTTTTCTGATTTAAAGTTTAAAGCATTAAGCTGAGTACGCACGGCATTATCTCTGCTCAATTCTGTGTTCTTTTGTTCATATGCCTCAAGTTTAGCATTAACTTCATTTAGTTTTATTTGCATAGCTTCAGAATGTTTACCTTGTTGTTCAAGGCTAGAAATTTCAGCTTGTCTTTTCTCTACTTTAATTTTTTCAATTTGACCTAAAGCTTCATCTCTTTCTTTATATGCATTATCTAAATTTACTTTAATATTAGATATAGCTTTTGAAACTTCATCATCAACCATTTGTTTTATATCTGGTTGTTTAGTTTCATTTACTTTTTCTTCTTTTACTTGAGTATTATTTTCAATGTTTTCTGACATTATTTTTCCTTTGGACACGGCCTTAGTTATATTTTAATTTAAAACAAAAGATTAATTTGATAATTCTTCTAATTGTTTTAACGAAATTAATTTACCATCTTTAT